TCAAATGACCAGTTTTTTCCACTCCTTACCACGTGCATCGTTGTAAATATCGGTCATTTTTTGATTCGAATGGCCAAGCAAAATTTGGGTGTCGATCCCTTGCTCCCTGAACAAACGCTCCGACAATGATCGCTGTTCATGGAAAGAGGGTGGGGTACCATTAGCGCACCAGTTGTAATCTACAGAGTCCCGCGCTTTTTTAAATGCAACTGTTAACGTTGCTGGCTTAACCATCCCGCCGCGCTTGGCTGTCCCTTTCGCATGATGGTGGTGCAATAGCCACGGACTAAGAACGCAATCGCGACAGGATGACGCCACATCATCCAGGGTGAGATTTAATTTATTGCAACGCAGAGCAAGAGGGATGGCAATCCGGGTTCCTGTTTTTTGCTGTTCGACATGAAGATAACCATCCCGGATATCCGAAAATTGCATTTTGCAAATATCTGAAAGGCGCTGGCCTGTCATCAGTGCCAGCAGCATGCCGCGCTGTAAAAAGTAACCATCCTTTTCCGCTGCGTTATAAATCATCATCCACTCATCAAAAGTCAGTCGCTGCCTTGATATCCGCACCTGCGGTTTTTTTTGCCGATTCTGCAGGGTTAAAGCCTGGCGGAACATCGCCTGTTTGCTGGGCTTCCCGGAAAACATCGATCAGTACCTTCCTGAAAATTTGTCCCATTCTGTTATGTCCTCTGGCCTTGTACTCTTCCAGCACCGATACCACATCTTTTACGGTTATGGCATCTAACGGTCTGGTGCCAAAACGTTCATCAAATACCCTGAGAGGGGCCGCTTTTTGTTTCAGCGTGTTGAGTTTGATCTCTCCGTTTTCATATCTTTCCTGTTGAATTTTTCTGTAATTATTCAGAAAAATGGAAACGGTTGATGAACCGCCGGTATCATTAATAATTTTCTCCTGCAGACTGAGCATTTGTTTCATTTGCTGCCTGGCAAGACGGCTGTTCGCTTCTGCTGCAATAGTTTCTGCCAGTTTCTGGTCAATACTGCCGAGACCGTGATTTTTGCCTGTTATGGGATGCCTGTAACGCCAGTAAACTTTGTTATTTCTTTTGTCAAAATACGGAGATAATCCCGGAACATCAGTTTTATATTTTCGCGGGCGCGCCATCTTCCAGTATCCTCTTCAAGGCTGGGTGATCTGTAGCGATCACCTCCGGCTTGTTTACCATTCCGACAAAGCGAGCTCGCGGATCCACTCGCCAGTGTCTCCCAACTTTTTTGGGAAGAGGAAATATCATTCCGGCTTTAGCGTATTTACTTAACGTGCCCGGAGTAGGGACCGGATCGCTGAATTCCTCTTTTGCCCACTCAGTGAGCAGAATAAGTCTTGCCATGAGCGTCGTTCGCTAATCATGGTCGTCGCCACTATAGCTGGTGGGCGACGACCGGGGTTGAACATTAAAAATCAGCCTGACTCGGGATCAGTTTTTGCCAGATAGCTGAAACGTATTTTGCCTGGTAACGGGCGTCATCAAGTGCATTATGGCGCTCACCTTCGAATGGAATAGCCGTTCTGGCATCGAAGCCTATGGCTTTCCCCAGCTCAACGATTGTGCGTACATCGCGATCGTTGTAGTAACGCCACGGGCAGGGGATCCCCTGCCGCTCGTATGAACGGCGCAAAATCGTGTTGTCGAAGTTGGCTCCATTTCCCCAGACCTGAACAAAAAACTCACCGGAGTTTTCGTCGATAAATTCTCGCAATTGTAACAGAGCATCATCTAACGGGATTTCATCAGTCATAATGGCAGATTGCGCTTCGCGTGATTGCTTCAGCCACCATTTAATGGTGTCCCGATCAATGACTCCGCCAGCAGTTTCCAGATCGATAGTCTTACTAAATTCCGGTCCCATATCTCCGGTTTGCGGATCGAAAAATATTGCACCTATTGAGATAATCGGGGCATCAGGATTTTTTCCCATGGTTTCGAGGTCGATCATTAGATGGCCACACGTCCTGCTGGTGGATGTGATTTCGTGATGACCGTTCACCTTAATTGAGTGATCTGCCGCCTCGCCAGTTGCATTATCGCTGGCGTGGTCCTGAGCGCTGCCAGCATTCTCCTTGTGTGGATGTTCAGCGCCTTCCATTTCCTCCGGATCGTTTTCCTGAACTTCAACCTGATTCTCTTCATCGAATGTTTCCTGGTATGTTGCGTCGCCCATCACCGCGCCACAATCAGGGCAGTTGCCGCCACCGCTCTGACCACAGGCGGTGCAGGCTTTTTCCGGTTCCTGTTGCGCTACTGGTTCAGGTTGTTTCGTTTCTGGCTCGTTTTGTTGCGTATTTGGGCTGTTTTGTTCCGCTTTCTGGTCGTTCTGTTCCGTTTCTTGCTGGTTCTGGTTCACAGAATCGCGGGTTTCAATCCCCTTCACCCATTTCGGATCATTCGGGTCGCTAATCCCTTCAATAAATTCACCACGTGATGCAGCAAGCAACTTATCGGCGTCAGGCTGGCTGATATTGGCTGCCTGCATAATTTTGTTTACTTCGTCAGCGGTAACTTTTACCGGTTCTGGCTGTGCGGTCGTGTCAGATGCACCAGTATTTTGTTGTGAACCTGAGCATGTACTGTTTTTGCGGGCGAAATATTCTTCTTTCGTGATTTCAGTAGCCCCGGCAGCCAGCGCCTTATCCAGACCAGAAAGTTTGTTTGCGCGACCGTATTTTTCGCCATCCTTGTCGGTGAAGAGGAAGTAGAACGGCCCCTCACGCTCTACAGATGGTTCGACTTCCACTTTGCATTCGGTTTTTTCGTTGTCCGGAATTGCCGTTTCCACTGCATCAGTTTCTGGTACTGGCGACGAGAGAGTATCAGTTGCGCTCTGATTTGTTCCTTCATCTTCAAACACGCCCTTTGTAGTCAGGTATTCAGTAATGTATTTGTTCAGTGCCACAGGGTCTTTGTGAATGTCGATCGGACGTTCACGAACAAGGCCAAAAATAGTCTGGCGGTCGTAGCGAAGGGTATCAGGCTGTTTGCGCATTGATGCCGAGATACGCTTCCAGTCTTCGCGGTCGTTGTTGATAACTTCATTTTTTGCCCAGCGATGGATGCTGCCGTCAATGTTTCCGGCATCAATGTCACCAGGCCACAGAGCGTAGGCCAGTTCATCATCCAGTGTTTTCCATGTCTGCTTGTATTCGCGATGAGTGGCAGCAATGGCCGGGTTGATTTTTCCTGTTGAATTTTCAGTGTTCTGTTGATTGGCTCTGGCGCGGGCGAGATCAACAACAGACGTGTATTTTCCGGTTTCCTTGCGTTCACCTTCGCGACGTTTTTTCCAGATGCGCATCTCTGCCTGAATTTCGGGCCATTTGGCACCAGGCTTACATTTATGCTTAACCCACCCGATGGCATGCAGCTTAAGCTCCGGATACATGGCGTTAACTTCTGGCATTTTCATCAACGCTTCAACGATATGTCCGTCGAATGTTGCCATGTCTTCCTGCAACAATTCCTGCGCGCTAATCACCATATCAACGGTGATATTTTCACATGTGTCGAACTTAACCATGACAGCGTTCTGTACTTCAGGGGCCAGCTTGTCAAAAGTGACGTTCATCGGATCTGATTCAGTCTCAACCGGGACAAAGGAAGCAGACTCCTCATCCCAGCGGTTTTCCTGCATATATTCGGTATCCCAGGAGTCGATAGCAGGGCGGGGTATACCGGGTTTATCCTCGCAAACAAGAAATTTATAAGCGCAGTCCTGAGCAGCCGGATAATGTTCCAGGAATTGCCAGTGAAATTTTGCGCGGGCGCGACGTTCATCACCAGCTTCAATGGCAGTGGCTACAGCGACTGCACCTTCTTCCTTTATTGCCTGTTCGTCCGGAATGGCGGCGCAAATAAAGACTTTACTCATTTTGTTTTAACCTCATTACAGATTTAAGGATGAACAAATCCCTGCCATTGCTGGCATATAAAAATGAAACCGGATATTAATTACGGTGCTGTTTTAAGTCCTGCCGGGATTTCGTTATTATCCTGGTGAATAACTTTATCGACCGGATAACAGTTACCGGGAATTTTCTGCTCCACTGCGGCAACCATGCATTCTTTCATTGAGCCGTATACGCCAGTAACCATGTCAACCGGTTCACCGGAAACAAGAAAAACCGTCAGAACAAGTGCAAATGTGATATTCATTGCCAGTATCCTTTTTGCATCAGACGTAAACGGGCCAGCATCGAAACAATGCATATTTGATTTAATAACTCCCGTTCGTGTTTTCTCTTATTAATGGCATCTTCAGTAAATACTGGGTTACTGATTTTGACACCAATTTCAAAACAACCTTCAGACGTATTAACGTTTGGTAATAACGTTTTCATTATCGCACCCTCAACAATGAATTTTGTGATGCGGTGCCTGGTGCCTCCAGGTGACGTTAACCAGTTAACAATTAACGCCGGATACAGAACCCCACCCATAACTTGGTTTTAACTGTTCCGCGTGCGCTTAGCCGCATTCACCGCATCACAAAATTCACTTTAAAAAGGACGGCAGAGCAGTCACGGAGTAAAACTGATACCGCCAAACGCCACCAGAAAATTGATAACAGAGGGCGTTGCAGCGGGGTTGTCACTTAAGCGCATGGTCAACCTGACAACCCGGTGTCTCAATGGGGGAGGAATAACCCCGCCATACTTACCGCCGCGCCATTTCGCGGAGTGCCACAACCGGAAGCGCACGGTCGACGAAAATTTAACGACAGGCTATCTATGAACCAACTACCTCGCCGTGCGCTTTCGCGTTATGCCCTGACTTTTCAGGAAAATGCCCTTTCAGTAAACTGTCAGTGCCGGATGCTCACCCGTGTCCGGCGCACGCACTCCACCTCACCCGTGGAGAACCCCTTAATTACCAACCCTCAGGAGGGTGAAATGACTAGTAAAAATGTAAATATCCAGTTTAACCACGATGTTTCTCCTGCTGGACTTGCGGATGATCTCACCGCTATAAAAACGGCAATTATGCTACTTGCTGCTAAGTTGCCTGCGTCATCAAAGCCAGCGGAAATTTGTGACTCATTGCGTAAGATGAATTCAACAAAATGCAATGAGATGGCATCACTTATTGAAAGTGCAATTGATTTTAATGATTAATCGAAATTTCATGGCTAACTGTAACCCTCCCATCTGTGGCGGGATGGTTTAAATCGCTGGGATTAATGCCGCACTCAGTAAAATGGTTCTTAAGGGGTTCTATCCGAATCCCTTTCTTTTTCATTAACAAGCCAAACCCCTTATCAATGATATCCATTAATTCCAGGAAGTATTTTTCATGTAAATCCTGGCTATCAGAGAGCCGCTTCTCTTCGTACAGACCGATAAAGGCACGACGCACGTTACCGGATATAGTATCGATGGTTTCTTTTTCTACGGTACTCAGGTCAAGAGTCGCCAGTTGGAAACGAACTATATTCGCTGCCATTTCCTGGAATTGCATTGGTAAATCTTTAAATTCCATTATTAGCCTCGTTGGTTAGCTATTAACGTGGGTATGTAATCATTCTGGCAATGCTTAATGCCGCTGCTTTTTCCAGCCTGGTGATATCCTGCTCCAGAGCGGACAGATTTTCAGCCTGCTTAGCCCTGGCTTCATTGGCCCATTTCAGATCCTGCGCTGCATTAATTTTCTGGCGCATCCACTCATAAAGTTCATCATCGGTATAGTCTGGCGCGATGATGACGGGTTCTCGTTTCTGCATACTGATTCCTCGCGGTGCTGTTTCCCCTTAACGCCGGGGTGGCGGAACAAAAACCTGCTGCATAGTTATTAAAGTTGAACCCTGCCGTCATGTTCTTACGCCTCGGGCTGGCTACTTACCCCCTGACCACTGCCTGGTAACTCGAAGTATTGCCCTGCATTCTGTGGGGCGGGGTGGGTTGGTATGTTGTTAAGGTAACAAGTGTTACCTTTCGAGTCAATGCAATGTTGCAAAAAGTACATTTGAGGGCGTGAAAAACCCGCAATGAATGCGGGTTATGACTCAGTCTAAGTATTGATGTATTTGTGAAACTTTACCTTTAATGGTGTAACCACCATTCAGTTCGATGGGTTTGTAAAGCGGATTCAGTGACAACAGATAGATGTTTGGTCCGTCAATCGCAACTTTTTTTAGTGTTACGTTTGGCGTTCCTTCCAATTGGATTAAGATTATTTTTCCCACCAGTTCTCTAATGTTACTTGAGCATGGTGTGATCAGCACGGTAGATCCGTCGGGGATGGTTGGGAGGCCGTTAGAGTTTGTCATCGCATCTCCCTCAACATGCAATAAAAAAGAGTTTTCAGCGGTTTTTGTCATGACATCAACCCAATTCTTAATACCAGGAATCTCGGTTACTGGACAACTCATATCCCAATAACCAGCCTGTTCCCACGTTAAAACGGGCAACCGGGCGATGTTGTCACTAATGTAAAGGTACTGATTCAGACGCAGATCATCGGTTTTATCGTGACCGTCCTTTCCATAAAGAATCCATTCAGGAGATTTGGAAAGCAATTTTGACAGTAGATGCAAATTCTCACCGTCAGGTTTTGAAGAGCCATTTTCCCATTTTGTTACGGATACACGAGATATGCCGATTGCTTTCGCAACCTGCTGTTGGGTTAATCCAACGTCTTTTCGACGATTCCGAATACGTTCGCTGATAGTGTTTTTCATGTAACCAATGTTACTACCAAGTGATGTTGCTATGGTTGACATTGTAATGTAACTATTGTTACCCTCCTGCTCGAAATAACAGGAGAGTTTTATGTTCAAAGATGATGTTCTGCGCTATTTCAAAAAAAAGCGACTAGTAGCTGAGGCTCTTGGAATTTCACATGTGGCTGTTGTGCGGTGGAAAGCAGTTATTCCCAAACTTCGCGCAATGGAACTGGATGAAATTACTAACGGTGAATTGAAATACAACCCAGAACTTTACAAGAAGCAGGATAGCACCTCGAACGAAGGAAAGAATGATTCATGAAAATCAAGCATGAACACATCCGCATGGCGATGAATGCCTGGGCGCGTCCTGATGGCGAAAAAGTTCCAGCAGCTGGAATAACCCAGGCTTATTTTGAGTTGGGTATGACGTTCCCAGAACTGTATGACGACAGCCATCCGGAAGCCCTGGCTCGTAATACCCAGAAAATTTTCCGCTGGGTAGAGAAAGACACCCCTGATGCAGTTGAAAAAATTCAGGCGTTGTTACCAGCGATCGAAAAGGCAATGCCACCTTTGCTGGTGGCCAGAATGCGCAGCCACAGTTCAGCTTATTTTCGGGAGCTGGTGGAGACGCGGGAACGACTGGTGAGAGACGCTGATGATTTTGTCGCAGTGGCGATCGCTGGTTTCAATCAGATGAATCGTGGTGGCCCGGCAGGAAATGCCTTGGTGATGCACTAAAAGCACGGTGTTCGGAGTTTTTTATGAGCAGCAAGCTTCATGGTCTTGTCTGGGAAGGGTGTGCCTTCACCGGCATGATCTTATCCAGGGTGGCAGTTATGGCTCGCCTTGCAGATTACAGCAATGACGAAGGTGTGTCATGGCCTGCAGTGGAGACCATTCGTCGTCAGATTGGGGCAAAGAGTGAATCAACGGTTAAAGCTGCGATAGCAGAACTGGAAAAGAACGGCTGGCTGACGAAGGAGGAACGTAAGGTCGGTGGGCGTAATGAAAGCAATATCTACCGTCTTAATGTGGAAAAACTCGAAGCAGCAGCAGCGGCGGCGCGTGAGGCATATAAACCGAAAAGAAAAATTAGCCAGGCAAAAAATGACCCGTCAAATATTGCCCCCTCAACGGTTAACCCATCAAATTTTGATGGATCAACCGTTGATAAAAAACAGTCGGATAGGGGGGCGATGGTTGGCCCCGATCCGTCAGTATTAAAACCTGATCCGTCAGATAAAAGATCTTTTCGTCCGGAAGCTTCGCAACCGGACATGCAGACGGCTGAACAGGATTTTTTAACCCGACACCCTGACGCGGTTGTGTTCAGTGCGAAAAAACGCCAGTGGGGTAGCCAGGAAGATTTAGCGTGTGCGCAGTGGATCTGGGGGCGAATCGTGAGTCTTTACGAGCAGGCCGCCAGCGATGATGGCGAGATTTCGCGACCGAAAGAACCCAACTGGACCGCATGGGCCAACGACGTGCGCACAATGCGGATGCTGGATGGCAGAACTCACAGACAAATTTGTGAAATGTTTGGTCGGGTGCAGCGGGATCCATTTTGGGTAAAAAATATCATGAGTCCGTCAAAGCTTCGCGAAAAATGGGATGAACTGGTTATCCGCCTGGGGCGTTCGTCTGTACAGCGTTGTGTGAATCATATTTCTGAGCCGGATACCGAAATTCCGCCGGGATTCAGGGGGTGACGTGTCATGAAAAACATTGCGGCAGGTGGTGTTCTTGAGCGTATCCGTAAGCTGGCCCCACAGCATGTAATCGCGCCGTACCGGACAGTGGACGAGTGGCGCGAGTGGCAACTAGCAGAAGGGCGAAAACGTAGCGAGGAAATCAACCGCCAGAATCGCCAGTTGCGGGTGGAAAAAATCCTGAATCGTTCGGGCATCCAGCCTCTGCACAGCAAATGCTCGTTTGCGAATTATCAGGTGCAGAATGACGGGCAAAAACACGCGCTGAGCCAGGCAAAATCCATCGCTGACGAACTGATGACCGGGTGCACGAATTTTGTGTTCAGCGGTAAGCCGGGTACCGGAAAGAACCACCTTGCAGCCGCCATTGGTAATCATCTTCTGGCGAAAGGTCGCAGCGTGATTGTGATAACGGTGGCTGATGTGATGCTGGCGTTACACAACAGCTACGACAACAAAAACTCAGGCGAAAAATTTTTACAGGGGTTGTGTGATGTTGACCTGCTTGTCCTGGATGAAATCGGAATGCAGCGGGATACGCGCAACGAGCAGGTCACGCTGAACCAGATAGTCGACCGCAGAACGGCTTCGATGCGCAGTGTCGGAATGCTGACAAACCTGAACCACGTAGCGATGAGTACGCTTCTTGGTGAGCGTGTAATGGACCGCATGGTCATGAACGGTGGTCGCTGGGTGAATTTTAACTGGGAGAGCTGGCGTTCGAATGTCAGGCACCTGAGGGTTGTGAAGTAATTTTGTCCGGAGGAAATTTTAATGGAAACCGTTTTTGACGCACTGAAAGCAATGGGAAAAGCCACATCCATAGAACTTGCTGCGCGACTTGATATCAGTCGTGAAGAAGTGCTGAACGAACTATGGGAACTGAAAAAGGCTGGTTTCGTTGATAAAAGCGCGTACACCTGGCGTGTGGCTGATAACAACGTTCAGCAGGAACAGCCAGCGCAGGCAGAACTGCCGGAAGAAACCTCCACGGCGACAGTAGCGAAAATCTCAGAGTGCGATTTAACCGCGACGATTGAACAACACGGACCACAAACGGCTGATGAGCTGGCTACATTGTTTGGTACCACATCACGCAAAGTGGCTTCAACGCTGGCAATGGCAATCAGCAAAGGACGCCTGATTCGTGCAAATCAGGACGGTAAATTTCGTTACTGCATGCCGGGCGATAATTTACCAGCAGAGCCGAAAGCAGCATCGGTAGCGGAAACTGATGGTAAAGCCTTTCCTCAGCCTGCATGTGTTGCGTTACCAGTACAGGAGGCTGCAACACAGGAAGATATTAAAACAGAAACTGTGGCGGACATTGTGCAGTCGCTGCCATCGTTTACTGAAACGCGAGCGGATGACCTGGTTTTACCATCGCTGCATATGGCAAACCGCGAACTGCGTCGGGCGAAAAGTCATGCCCAGAAGTGGGAACGAGTCTGCGCCGCGCTGCGGGAGCTGAACAAGCACCGGGATATTGTTCGACATATTTTCGATTCCTCCAGTCATATTGTGTCGGAAAAGTGATTCCTGGGGAGGGCTTATGGCAAAAGTTTTTACACAAGAAGAGCGAGAAAAAATTAAAGGGCAGGTTGTTGAACTCGTACGCCAGAGTGGGCGTGAGACGTTACGGCAACTGGAAGTCAAGACAGGTGCGACAAGATATCTGATGAGCGTTCTCGCAAGAGAGCTGGTTGCCAGCGGCGATGTATACAACTCTGGTTACGGGTTATTCCCGTCTGAACAGGCGCGTAAGGACTGGCAAAATGCCCGTAAAAAACTATCAAGGGCAAAGGTGAAGAAACCGGTTGTGGTTGATCCTGACCTTATCTGGTCATTACCCGACGGAGAAATACGTCGTTACGACAGGCGTCTGAACATAATCTGTCGCGAGTGCCGGAAGAGTGAGGTTATGCAGCGAGTGCTGGCGTTTTATCAGGGTAATTTTCAGGAGGTGATGGCGTGAGGGTGAGGGTTTATATCGCTGGTCCGATGACCGGGTATAAAAATTTCAACCGTGAGGCGTTCCACAAGGCGGAAGAGGAACTGAAACGGGAAGGGCATACAGTCTTGAACCCGGCAGTACTTCCGGACGGGCTGACACAGCCACACTACATGGATATCTGCATGGCGATGATTCGTTGCGTGGATGCGATTTACATGCTGCAAGGCTGGCAGCGGTCAGCAGGCGCTAAAGCGGAACTGGCTCTGGCGGAGAAGCTAGGGCATGTGGTTGTTTTTCAGAGGGGGCGATATGCCGATTCTCTGGTTTCAGGAGGTGTGGGAAAAAGAAATGTGGGAAGGTCTTGTGATTGTGGCCGAAACAGTTCTTTTATTATGGTCTGTGATTGCGTGTATTTTTATGATTTATTGTGAATGATGTGAATCTCGCGGTGGCCACTGAATTGCAACCATTACCCCCTGTGATGTAATTGTGGGGTAATGGTTGCGCAGGCATAGCGACAGGACTGGATGAGAAAAATATGACGAAATTTACCAGAGAGCAATTGATTGCTCATGCTAATGAAAGTGTGAAATCCATGAAATTTGCTGCGCGACAGACCGTGTTTAAGACTTCAAGAGTTGCCATTGAAATGGATCTTGCGCTTGCCCGTATTGCGCTTGCCTCACTTGAAGCAATGCCAGTTGCATGGTCCTGTGCTCACAATATGGTTTTGTTCAATGCTGAATCTGTTGCGGCATACGCAAAACACTCAGCCATTGCGCCAAAACCCCTGTACGCTGCGCAACCGGCATCACTTTCACATGAGGAAGAGTTGACAATGCTGGTTAAACAATTGGTAAGTCAGTTGAAAAAAGCGAAACCAGATTGCAAATTACCGGATATGGCGATGGGGTATCTGGAGCGGAATGGGCTGATAAGCGCGGAGGATGTTTTACGATGACCTGGCCGGAGGCATTCACAACGACAGGAATTGCAATGGCGGCAGCACTTGTTGTGTATTCGATTTGCCGCTGGGGATAAAAACGGTTTGCAGTGAAAGGGGAGTTAAGTAGAATTGCTGCGGGTGCTTGAGGCTATCTGCCTCAGGCATGAACACCAAAAGGCAGATAGAGAAAAGCCCCAGTTAACATTACGCGTCCTGCAAGACGCTTAACATTAATCTGAGGCTCAATCTATGTCTCACAAATGTAGGTTAGCCTCTTACGTGCCGAAAGGCAAGGAGAAGCAGGCTATGAAGCAGCAAAAGGCGATGTTAATCGCCCTTATCGTCATCTGTTTAACCGTCATAGTGACGGCACTGGTAACGAGGAAAGACCTCTGCGAGGTACGAATCCGAACCGGCCAGACGGAGGTCGCTGTCTTCACAGCTTACGAACCTGAGGAGTAAGAGACCAGGCGAGGGAGAAATCCCTCGCCACCTCTGATGTGTCAGGCATCCTCAACGCACCCGCACTTAACCCGCTTCGGCGGGTTTTTCGTCGCATAATGAGGTTGTAATTTTAGCTACCATTAGACTATCCTAAGGATCTCAAACAGATCTATTTTGCATCAAATTTGGTGCATGGCTTTGCCAATAATCGGAAAACAAAAGGACTCATTAGTATGAGCTGCCCACTCAAAAAACACACGCGGTTGAGTATTCCGCCTCGCGATAAAAGCGTTGTGGCAGTCCCTCGCCCAGCGATTGATGAAAACTGCGCACATCGTGAACAAGTGAAAAATGCTTTTGATTTCGGTTTTTCTCGTTATGAGAAAGCCATGGAAGAACTTTCAAAAGTGTAATGATGGGTATTGTGCTCTATGGCTGAGATTGTTGAAGGAGTGCATTACCTTACGGTTGATGATCTTGTTGAAATCAATCGTTCCCTAATTGAATTACAGACGCCAGATGAGCCCGTTGGTGTTCTGAGTCCAGATAACTTAAGTTCTTCTCAGGCCCGTCCCAGCATGGTTCGATGGTATGAACAGACTAATGACATGTTTGTACTGGCATCGGTATTGATTGAAAGTCTGATTCAGAATCATCCGTTTGCTAATGCGAACAAACGAACAGCTATGATGGCTGGTTACGTCTTCTTGTTGTTGAATGGCTATGAGTTAACAGCACCAGGCGATGAAATCGTGGAAATGGCAGAGGGACTGGCCTGCAAAACCTATACTCGAGAAGATCTCGAGAACTGGTTGTGTTATTGGTCTCGCGCGTATGACAGCCGGGAATTATGTAAAACAGGCGCAACTATTGTTTTGTATGAAACTATCAAGCTTAAAATAGAACAGCAAAACTAAAGGTGCTTCCAATGAAAACCCGCTTCGGCGGGTTTTGTTTTTTCCTGGCATTCTGGTTTACAATTCGCACGCCAGCCTGAACAACTGGCACCTGCTGCGCCAGCAGAGACAACCGATGGCGCACAAAAACAAATTTCACAATTCTGATACCGACCTTGCCATCCGGCACGGGCGGCGTTCACACGCATTTAAAACCGACTGGTACCAACACCCACCATGTACTGAAGAACAGGCCGAATGGCTAATTCATAACTACCGCAGGCGCGGATACGAGGTTAAGAAAGCCCTCAGCCTCGATTATCGTCACTGGATAATCTATGTCAGGCTCCCTTATTCCGAACGCCCACCGCGTCCGTCCCGCACATTCCAGCAACGCATCTGGAGGTAACGTGCGGGTATTACTTCGACCTGTTCCGGTACCGGAACTTGGGCTGGTGGTGCTAAAACCGGGCCGTGAATCCATGCAGGTATTTCATAACCCTCGAGTTCTGGTGGAGCCGGAACCGAAAAGCATGCATGGTCTGCCGTCCGGAGTCGTTCCTGCTGTTCGCCAGCCGCTGGCGGAGGATAAATCATTACTGCCATTTTTCAGCGATGAGCGGGTGATTCGTGCTGCTGGTGGTGCTGGTGCATTGTCTGACTGGCTGTTACGCCACGTTAAATCCTGCCAGTGGCCTCATGGTGACTATCATCACAGTGAAACCGTTATTCACCGTTATGGTACTGGCGCAATGGTGTTGTGCTGGTACTGCGACAACCAGCTGCGTGACCAGACTTCTGAATCACTCGGGCAGCTTGCTCACCAAAACCTGTCAGCATGGATGATTGATGTCATCCGCCACGCAATGAATGGCACGCAGGAGCGGGAATTATCGCTGGCTGAATTATCCTGGTGGGCGGTCTGCAATCAGGTGGCGGACGCGCTACCAGAGGCAGCATTACGTCGTTCTCTGGGGTTACGTGCGGAAAAAATTCGCTCAGTATACCGCGAGAGCGACATCGTGCCGGGAGAGCAGACCGCCACCAGCATGCTGAAGCAGCGCACAAAAAATCTTGCGCCGCTGCCTCACGCCCACCAGCAACAGAACCCACCACAGGAAAAGACGGTGGTCAGCATTGCCGTTGATCCTGAGTCTCCGGAATCTTTCATGAAACGACCTAAACGTCGCCGCTGGGTTAACGAGAAATACACACGCTGGGTGAAGACACAGCCGTGTGCGTGTTGTGGTAAGCCAGCCGACGATCCCCATCACCTGATTGGTCATGGTCAGGGCGGAATGGGGACAAAATCTCACGATATTTTCACGCTACCGCTGTGTCGGGGGCATCACAACGAGCTTCATGCGGATCCGCTGGCGTTCGAAGAAAAGCATGGTTCTCAGGTTGATTTAATTTTTCGTTTTCTTGATCACGCCTTTGCAACTGGCGTGCTTGGGTAAAAGAGGTGACTGATGCTCATAGATTTGGTTTTACCTTACCCGCCGACGGTGAACACTTACTGGCGACGCCGTGGCAGCACATATTTTATCTCGGAGGAGGGAAAGCGTTATCGCCGGGCTGTGGCGCTTATTGTTCGCCAGCAGCGGCTGAAATTAAACCTGTCCGGAAGGCTGGCGATAAAGGTGATTGCAGAGCCACCGGATAAACGTCGTCGTGACCTGGACAATATCCTGAAAGCACCACTGGATGCACTGACACATGCGGGGTTGCTTATCGACGACGAGCAGTTTGATGAAATTAATATTGTGCGCGGTCAGCTTGTTCCTGGTGGGCGGTTGGGGATAAAAATCACAGAACTGGAGTGCGCATGAATAACCAGTATTTACAGTTTGTTCGTGAGCAACTCATGATTGCCACCGCCGATTTGAGTGGATCAACAAAAGGGCAGCTTGAAGCCTGGCAGGAGAATGCCATGTTCGATACAGGGCGTTACAGGCGAAAAAAAATCCGGTACCGCGATGAAGTGACTGGAAAAATGATAACGCGGGATAATCCACCAATCCCGGGAAAGCAATCGCTGGCGAAAGGTTCATCAATTGCCCTGGTCAGTCCGGTTGAGTTTTCGACATCATCATGGCGACGCGCCGTTCTGTCTCTTGAAGAGCATCAGAAGGCGTGGGTGCTGTGGGTATACAGTGAAAATCCGAGTTGGGATTATCAGGTGGTCATTGCGAAATGGGCGTGGGATAAGTTTCAGGTGCATTTTGGCACCAGAAAAATTACAGGGAAAACGCTTGAGCGTCTGAAGAAATTAATCTGGCTGGCGGCGCAGGATGTCAGGGGGAGGATTACTGGGCGTGACGTCTACCAGCGACAGGAACTTGCCAGACTGTGTGGAGTTAAGCCTGACAACTGGAGCCATAATTATGCGAACTACTGGCGTGAGATGTGCGACATTTTTAAGAAACTCGATACAGAATCCTTGATTTGCACCGTGAAAATGAGATCGCAACAAAAAGCGACCTTTTCACGACGAGATATTGCAAAAGTCAATTAAATCGCATACATTTTATGTAAATGTGATATTTTGCCGTATAGTGTGTAAACCCGCTTAAATGCGGGTTTTTTGCTTAACTCTGTGGACCTTTTTATCTGTAGTTGTAAGATATGGATATTCTTACAATTTAGGTCGGTGAGCTTAATGGAAGAACAGCACGGTAATTACTTTATAAAACGAATTCAGTTGATTGGAAGGGGTGCATTTGGCTTTGTTGAACACGTTAAGGTTTACAACCTCAACAAGGGTGAATGTGGGGATTATGCTAGAAAGGTTTTAGCCCCCGAAAAACCAGAGCTTTTGGCGCAAATAGAGCAGTTTAGAAGGCGTTTTAAAAGGGAGGTCGTGTATCAATCACATTGCGTACATAGCAATATTGTTCCTATTTATTTGTGCGATTTGTTTGCCGAGAATCCATGGTTCATTATGGATAAAGCAGAATGTGATCTTGAGCACGAAATAACGAACAACCTTCTTACAACAGATCAAAAAATTTCAATAGTGAAAATGGTATTAGATGGTGTAGCTCACATCCATGCGAAAGGCTATTTACACAGAGATATAAAACCATTTAATGTCTTGCGATTTAGCGACGGAACATACAAGGTGTCTGATTTTGGTCTGGTAAAAGATACAAATCCCGAAGGGGATACCACTAAATTGACCGAGATCGGTACCCGTATGGGAAGTACAAGATATATGGCTCCCGAGATTTTATATAATGCCGAGTATTCAGTTAAGACTGATGTTTATGCGGTGGGGCGGTTAATTGAGGACTTAAATTTAGATGATAAAAAAATAAAGCCTATCATAGCGAAGTGTACCAGGATGGATAAAGATGATAGATATCAGACAATAGATGATGTGGCGTTTGATTTTGTGCATTCTTTTTTAAGGAGTGAGTCATGATTCAGCTGATAGCGACTTCATCATTCTCGTATCCAAAAGAACCAGGTAGGGTCAACGAAGATTCATTGCTTCCTCCCAAAATTGTAGGGGATGGCATCTTATTTGCCGTAGCTGATGGTGTAGGTTCATACACTGGTGCCAGTCAGGCTTCATCAATGGCAATTGCTGAACTTTCAGCATTGACAAGCTTATCTTTTGACACAGTTCCGGATGTATTTGATGAAGTTAAGCGAAAGGTTATGTCGTTAGCTGATGTTAATGATGAGTTCGATAAAGCTGCTACTACACTTACGTTTTGTTATGTTTGTGATAGCGGAATTATTATTGGTCATATTGGTGATTGTCGTTTGTATTGCATTGGAGAGAAGAAAGCATACCAATTGACGAAGGACGATACCAGGCATCAGATGCTAATTGATCAGAATATTTTTAAACCCAGAGATTTGAAGGATAAACCGGGCAAAAATATCTTAACGACGGCTATAGCCTCAAATGTTGATATGGAATACGACTGTGATTTTATCACATGGAAAGATTTACCTAGTATTAACGGGGTATATCATCTGTGTATCATGTCTGATGGGGTTCATAACGTTTGGGAAAAACGCCCCAGATTTACATCAAATACGATGAGTAATAGTCAGAAGTTTTCTAATGGCATTTTGCGTCGTATAGAGAGAGCCGGACCTGATGATGACTTTTCTTTAGTAAGTATAATGGTGCGTGTGACGTCAGATTAGTTGTATAAACTCAGTAGGGAATGCTAATTTCACATACAACATAGTTAAAGAAAACTTAATTTTAATGTAAAAAGGCTGCCCTCAGGCGGTCTTTTTATGCTCGAAAATTGATGCAGTACGTTAAACGCGCTGGTGGTTGCGAATACCGGTCTTTCAGCTTGCTGGCTTTTTAGACAAGAGTTATTGGTATGTCACGTTAACCAGAAAAGGGAAAAAGACATGCTAAAACAGCAGGATATGACCGAAACCGCCAGAGTGGTGTTTAATGAATTAAGCGTCACCGAACCGGCGACCGTCGGGGAAATTGCGCAGAATACTTACCTTTCACGCGAACGCTGCCAGTTAATCCTGACCCAGCTTGTTATGGCGGGTCTGGCAGATTATCAGTTCGGTTGTTACAGACGCCTTCTGCAGTGAAGGCTTTTTAATTTGTGGTAATGGGCGGCTGGTGGGTGTTAGCGGCACCTGCCAGCCATCTGCTCATGCGTTGGGGTCACAAGCAAACCTCAGGCCCATCTGCTTTGCGCAAAAGCAGTATGAGCCTATCAGAGAAGTGCTTATTGATCTATGACTAATACTGTAAAAATATCCAGTTGTGAGTTAATCAACGCTGATTGCCTGAAATTTATCCAGACCTTACCGGAAAACTCTGTCGATCTGATAGTCACAGACCCGCCATACTTTAAAGTGAAGCCCGAGGGCTGGGATAACCAGTGGGAGGGCGACGATGATTACCTGAAATGGCTGGACCAGTGTCTGGCGCAGTTCTGGCGGGTACTGAAGCCTGCCGGAAGTCTTTACCTGTTCTGTGGTCATCGCCTGGCATCTGACACCGAAATCATGATGCGTGAGCGCTTTAATGTGCTGAACCACATTATCTGGGCGAAGCCGTCCGGACGCTGGAACGGGTGCAATAAGGAAAGTCTGCGGGCGTATTTTCCGGCAACAGAGCGCATTCTGTTTGCAGAACATTATCAGGGACCGTATCGCCCGAAAGATGATGGCTATGTGGCACAGGGGCGCGAGCTAAAACAGCACGTCATGGCCCCGCTGATTTCTTACTTTCGTGATGCGCGTAAATCACTGGGAATAACGTCAAAACAGATAGCGGAAGCCACCGGAAAGAAAAACATGGCTTCGCACTGGTTTGGTACCAGTCAGTGGCAGTTACCGAACGAGGGTGATTACAACAAATTGCAGGCGTTGTTTGCGCGTGTTGCGGCAGAAAAACATCAGCGCGGGGAACTGGAAAAACCACACCACCAGCTGGTCAGCACATACAGTGAGCTGAACCGGCAGTATACGGAATTGCTGAGTGAATATAAAAATTTGCGGCGGTATTTCGGTGTGACGGCGCAGGTTCCGTACACCGATGTCTGGACGCATAAACCGGTGCAGTACTATCCAGGGAAACATCCGTGCGAAAAACCGGCAGAAATGCTGCAGCAGATAATCAACGCGAGCAGTCGTCCGGGAGACCTGGTTGCAGATTTTTTTATGGGTTCAGGTTCAACGGTAAAAGCGGCGATGGCACTGGGGCGTTGTGCGATTGGTGTTGAGCTGGAGACAGGACGTTTTGAACAGACAGTCAGGGAAGTTCAGGATTTAATCGTTTGAAACGGATGAGATTGCAGAATTAATTACGCACCATTATTATTCTGCTCCCGGCCCTTTAGCTCAGTGGTGAGAGCGAGCGACTCATAATCGCCAGGTCGCTGGTTCAAATCCAGCAAGGGCCACCAACCGTCACCAGTTCATCAGGAAAGAGCGTCAACCCTTTAAGTTGAGTGTGCGAGGTTCGAGTCCTCGGTGGCGGGCCAGTGCCGACTTAGCTCAGTAGGTAGAGCGACTGACTTTTAATCAGTAGGTCACCAGTTCGATTCCGGTAGTCGGCACCATATGCGGGTATCGTATAATGGCTATTACCTCAGCCTTCCAAGCTGATGATGCGGGTTCGATTCCCGCTACCCGCTCCAGCATTTGAAATAAGCCTTATTGTATTGCAGCACTGGCGTATTTTTTATTACGTGGGAGCAGGTTGTTTTAAGAGACATTCTGTTCTCTGGCTATGATTTGAGGCCAGGTTAGCCTCAGTGCTGATTTTTTTTACGACAGCAGAATGGTGCATTATCGGTGGAGATTTTGTATTTCCTGGCAGGGTCGGTAATGCATCATTCTGATGTTGTAAGCATCGCTCAGAATAACGTTGAGATTAATCGCGTACTAAGCAAAACTTGGAAATACATCCTTAACCGCCGCACCAGGCGGTTTTTTTTATTCATTTTTTTCATGGCTCGCTACGGCGGCCTTTTTCATATCCTCGCCACACCCGGCGCATATCACATCAAATAACGCCGCGCAAAAGGCATCTGCGGGCGCCTTTGACGGGGTGTTTTTACGGGCCGCTGGTGGCCCTTTTTTATTTACAGGAGAAAAACGTATGTCTGAACCCTTATCTGGTTCCGGCACGGCTGCGGCGCTCGGTGGGGCGACGGTATTCGGGCTGTTTACCGGAACGGATTTCGGGATTGTGTTTGGTGCGTTCGCCGGGGCGTTATTTGTGGCAACGATGCCGCAGGCGCTTTCAGTCTGGCGTGTGGTGGCGCATTTTTTGGTGTCGTTTATCGTCGGCGTGCTGGGGGCGCGCGTGCTGTCAGCCTGGATTGCATCAAAAACAGGGTATGACGGTACATCGGCAGATGCGCTGTGTGCGGTGCTGGTATCGGTGGTGTCGGTGAAGATTCTGTCGTTCATCCACCAGCAGGATATTGCATCGCTGGTGTCCGGTGTGTTCTCCCGTCTGCGGGGTGGAGGCGGTAATGTTAAGTAACCTTCCCGGATTACTGAATGTGGTGTTAAGCACGGTTATCGTGCTGACGCTCTTTTTTTATCGTCGTGGTGATTCCAGACATAAACCGCTGATGTCGTGGCTGGCCTGGCTGCTGATGCTGCTGTATGCCTTTGCGCCACTTTGTTATCTGTGTGGTCGCTTTCCACCCGGTAACTGGCTGGTCGTCCTGATTAACCTGGTGTTCTGCGTGCTGGTGATACGAGCACGCGGGAACGTATCAAAAATCCTTTCATTACGGAGGTGAGTATGCCCGGTAAATTCAGATTCAGTCGTCGAAGTGAGAAAAATCTGGAGGGCGTCAAACCACAGCTGGTTGCTGTTGTTCGCCGTGCGCTGGAGCTGACGGAGGTTGACTTCGGTATTACGGAAGGCCTGCGCAGTAAGTATCGCCAGAAGCAGCTGGTCGCGGAAGGGAAAAGCCAGACCATGAACAGCCGCCACCTGACCGGTGATGCGGTGGATGTTGTGGCCTACATTGGTAGCCAGGTGTCATGGGACTGGCCTCTGTACGAGAAAATCGCGCAGGCATTTAAGCAGGCTGCCGCAGAGCTGGGAACTGCCATCGAATGGGGCGGGGACTGGAAAACACTGAAAGACGGGCCTCACTTTCAGTTGAAGCGCTAATAACCAGGTGGTTTATGAGCCGAAAACACTGGACACACAGAATGCCGCGAACGGCGGCGAAATGGGCACTGGTAGCGATACTGGTGCCTTTTTTCCTGGTGGGATGCGTTAGCCTGGATAAGGTGCGCCAGCTTTTCGATACGGCCTCGCAGGTCTGCGAAATTGTCGAAAGTGCCAGGCAGTGTATGCAGAACTGATCGCCTGTAAGAGCAGAATATTGTTGAATCTAAATTTACTTTGAACAGTGGCCCGGATGGAAAGGGCATCTAAATAGGAGCAGAAAAATGTTAACTGTAAAAGTCATGTCTCAAAATGGTGGGGAAGAGCTCCATTGCGGGCGTAGCATTGGCTATCATCCAGAGCAGCGGAGTATTGCCGTATCGGGAAAGGATGGGAAAGTCATTCTGAAAGATGGAGATATTGCTTATGTAATGAACCAAAACGCTCAAATAATATCTGTTTATCGGCCCAATAATAGTCAGAAAAACATTTGAATTTCGCAAGTCCAAAGTTCAGTGGTGATCGTTATCAACTAATTGAAATAACAAGCTTATGTTTGTGTAATTGGTGATATAGCATGTTAATGCTGAATATCAGCGTCAACATGGAGTTATACAATGGTTTTTAAACACTATTACGTGAACAAAAATGCTCAGAGCAATGGCGATCATGAGGTGCATGCTGAGGAATGTTCATATCTTCCTTCTGTAGCTAACCGCGATTACCTTGGTTACTATAGTGATTGTTCTTCGGCGGTAACAGAGGCAAAGGCCAAAGGATATTCCCGGGTGAATGGTTGCTATTGGTGTGCCAATAAGTGCCACACGTCTTAATCAATTGTCAATAAACCATAAAGGCCGCTCTGCGGCCTTTTTCATGTTAAAAAAGATTGCGGCATTACAGCAGCCCTTCACACTGAGTGGCTGCGATAATGTGAGAAATAAAAAACCGGCAGGGGAAATCCATTGAAGATTTGCCGGTGGCAAAAAGATGGCCATGCTTTCAACCTTAGTCGCAGGGTTACGGAGTGCAACTACGAATGCTGCCGGTATATGGCTGAATGGCGTTTCAATGATGTACGTCATCTTATCTGTAAATGTTAATGATAAAAGCTCTCATTTGTGCGGGTCCTTCCGGTGGGGTGGCCTGCCACGGGGCGGGAGCGTCGCGGAAAAAGGCTAGTTTTTGAAATTTTATTCGTCATCACCATCACTGTAATTGATTGATATTACAGTGATTTTATTTTTATGGTGTCGATTCTGATTGTTTTTTGTTCATCACTAACACCGTTTGCCTAAAGTTGTTCGCAAGATGCATGTTTAAAACATTCTGGAGCGGGTATGGATCGAGAGTTAAAAAATCTGACGCTGAATATCAGTCAACTGGCGGCATTGTCAGGTGTACATCGCCAGACTGCTGCGGCAAGGCTGCAAAATCTACCCGTTGCAGGGGGGCATGAAAGCAACCTCAAGCTTTATCGGGTGGTTGATATTGTGTCGGCATTTCTGGCATTACCACCGCCGGTTGCAGAAGGCGAAATGGATGCGCATGAGCGCAAAGCCTGGTATCAGTCTGAACGTGAGCGTCTTAAGTTCGAACAGGAAACGGCGCAACTCATTCCGGCCAGTGATGTCAGACGGGAGTTTGCCATCTGGGCAAAAGCGGTCGTGCAGGTGCTGGAGACATTACCGGATATTCTTGAACGTGACTGCGGTCTGCAGCCTGCCGCTGTGAGCCGTGTTCAGTCCATTATTGATGATCTGCGCGATCAGATAGCCCTGCGGGTGACCGAAGCAGGTGCGGATGATGAGGAGGAATTACAGCAGGAGGAGTAATGCTGAATCAGGAAACCGCAAAGGCAGCACGAACCGATTCAGGTTATATCCTTCGCGCACCGAGACGAATGCAGGTTGCTGATGCCGTTGCTCAATATATGCGGGTGCCCATGGGGGCCGGGAACTCAGTCCCGTGGGATCCGCTGGTGGCACCGTATGTTATTGAGCCGATGAACTGCCTGGCCTCGCGTGAATACGACGCAGTGATATTTGTTGGCCCGGCACGAACCGGCAAGACTATCGGCCTGATTGACGGCTGGGTGATTTACAACGTGATTTGCGATCCTGCGGATATGCTGATCATTCAGATGACGGAGGAAAAAGCCCGCGAACACTCCAAAAAACGACTTGCCAGAACGTTTCGCGTCAGCCCGGAAGTGGTCAGTCGCCTGAGTCCGAACAAAAATGACAACAACGTTTATGACAGAACATTCCTTGCTGGTAACTACCTGAAAATCGGCTGGCCGTCAGTCAATATCATGTCCTCATCAGATTATAAATGCGTCGCGCTGACGGATTATGACCGTTTTCCGGAAGATATTGATGGCGAGGGGGATGCTTTCTCTCTTGCCTCAAAACGTACCACAACATTTATGTCCAGTGGTATGACGCTGGTGGAGAGTTCCCCCGGCAGGGATGTGAAGGATGTGAAATGGCGACGGACTTCACCGCATGAGGCTCCACCAACCACGGGGATCCTGTCGCTCTATAACCGTGGTGATCGCCGTCGCTGGTACTGGCCCTGTCCACACTGTGGTGAGTATTTTCAGCCCTGCGGCGATGTGGTTGCTGGTTTCCGTGATATTGCCGATCCCGTGCTGGCAAGTGAGGCGGCTTATATTCAGTGTCCTTCCTGTTCAGGACGGATTATGCCTGAACAAAAACGTGAGCTGAACGGACGTGGGGTCTGGTTGCGGGATGGTGAATCCATCAATGCGGATGGCAGTCGTTATGGTGATCCCCGACGCTCACGTATTGCGTCATTCTGGATGGAGGGTCCGGCAGCTGCTTACCAGACACTCTCGCAACTCGTTTACAAACTGCTTACTGCAGAACAGGAATACGAGACAACCGGAAGTGAAGAAACACTCAAGACGGTTATCAATACCGACTGGGGATTACCTTATCTTCCCCGTGCCAGCATGGAGCAACGAAAAAGTGAACTGCTTGAGCAGCGGGCAGAGCCAGTTCTTTCCCGCAGTGTGCCGGATGGCGTTAATTTCCTTGTGGCGACAGTGGATGTGCAGGCGGGACGTCATCGCCGTTTTGTGGTTCAGGTAACGGGCTATGGCAGCCGTGGCGAACGCTGGATTATTGATCGTTACAACATCACGCAGTCATTGCGCGGTGACAGCGACGGGGAGAGCCAGCGAATTGATCCGGCCAGCTACCCGGAAGACTGGGATGTCCTGCTGACGGATGTTTTTCATAAAAGCTGGCCGCTGGCCTCCGATCCTTCTCAACAAATGCGACTGATGGCAATGGCGGTGGACTCCGGCGGTGAAGACGGGGTCACTGATAATGCCTATAAATTCTGGCGTCGTTGCCGTCGTGATGGCCTTGGTAAACGTATTTACCTGTTTAAGGGTGACAGCATCCGGCGCGCAAAACTGATCAGCCGTACATTCCCTGATAACACCGGACGAACGGGCCGCCGGGCGCAGGCCGCAGGTGATGTGCCGCTCTGGCTTCTTCAGACGGATGCCCTGAAAGACCGGGTGAATAACGCGTTATGGCGTGACTCGCCAGGTCCCGGCTATGTGCATTTCCCTGACTGGCTGGGGAGCTGGTTTTACGACGAACTGACGTATGAAGAGCGGAGCAGTGACGGGAAATGGAGTAAGCCGGGTCGCGGTGCCAACGAAGCTTTTGACCTGATGGTGTATGCCGAGGCTCTGGTCATTCTGCATGGATACGAAAAGATCCGCTGGCCGGATGCACCGGAGTGGGCGAGCCGGGAAACCTGGCTGGAGTGTGTCCCGGACAGTACCGAACCGTCACCCTCACCGGAACCGGTATCCACGCCTGTTAAAAAACAAAAACGGAAGAAAACAGTAACTGACGATGTTAACCCCTGGCTGACTTCCGGAGGATGGTTATGAACCAGAATGATATCGAAGCCATGATTCAGCGTTATACGGAAGCTGAAATGGCGGTGCTGGACGGAAAATCCGTCACCTTTAATGGTCAGCAGATGACCATGGAAAACTTATCTGAGATCCGGCAGGGACGGCAGGAGTGGGAGCGCCGCCTTGCGGCTCTGATTACACGACGACGGGGGCATCCCGGGTACCGGCTGGCGAGGTTCTGATGGCAATTCTTGATGATGTGATTGGCGTTTTTTCACCAGGATGGAAAGCGGCAAGGCTGCGTTCCCGGGCGGTGATCCAGGCTTATGAGGCCGTAAAAACGACGCGGACACACAAAGCCCGGCGGGAAAACCGAACTGCCGACCAGTTAAGCCAGTACGGGGCCGTGTCGTTACGTGAGCAGGCCCGTTACCTTGATAACAACCACGATCTGGTCATTGGTGTATTTGACAAGCTGGAAGAACGGGTGGTGGGGAAAAACGGGATTATTGTCGAGCCACATCCGGTATTACGCAATGGGGCCATTGCCCGTGATCTGGCTGCGGAGATTCGCACCCGATGGAGTGAATGGTCTGTCAGCCCGGAAGTCACCGGGCAGTTTACCCGTCCGATGCTGGAACGTCTGATGCTGCGTACCTGGCTGCGCGATGGTGAGGTGTTTGCCCAGATGGTTTCCGGGCGCATAAACAGCCTGACGCCTTCTGCCGGTGTTCATTTCTGGCTGGAGGCGTCCCGAAAAATATCTGGTGTATAAAAGCCGTCCCGTATCCGGACGGCAGATGGAAACCAAAGAAGTGGATGCAGAGCGAATGCTGCATCTTAAATTTGTTCGCCGTCTGCACCAGATGCGCGGGACGTCTTTATTGTCCGGTGTGCTGATCCGCCTCAGTGCTCTGAAAGAGTATGAAGATTCTGAGCTGACTGCAGCAAGGATCGCCGCTGCTCTGGGGATGTACATCCGGAAAGGCGACGGGCAGAGCTATGAAGCGGATGGTAATGGCAGCAAGGATAAGGAACGCGAGCTTACCATTCAGCCAGGCATTATTTACGATGATCTGAAACCCGGCGAAGAAATCGGAATGGTGAAGTCGGATCGCCCCAATCCTAACCTTGAAACTTTTCGTAATGGTCAGTTGCGTGCCGTGGCGGCGGGCAGTCGTCTGAGTTTTTCCAGTACAGCGCGCAACTATAACGGCACTTACAGCGCCCAGCGTCAGGAGCTGGTTGAATCCACTGATGGCTACCTGATCCTGCAGGACTGGTTTATTGGTGCCGTCACCCGTCCGATGTATCGTGCCTGGCTGAAACAGGCTGTGGCATCCGGTGTTATCAGGCTACCCCGCGATCTTGACCGTTCTTCACTGTATACCGCGGTGTATTCCGGACCGGTGATGCCGTGGATTGACCCTGTTAAGGAGGCTGAGGCCTGGAAAATCCAGATTCGTGGTGGAGCGGCGACAGAATCAGACTGGGTACGTGCTGGTGGTCGTAATCCGGATGATGTCAAACGTCGGCGCAAGGCCGAAATTGATGAAAACCGCAAACTGGATCTGGTATTTGATACCGATCCGGCCAGTGATAAAGGAGGCAGCAGTGCCGCAACGAAACGACAGGAGCCGCAGCACACCGACGACCAGTCCGAAGAATAATTCCTGGTTCAGGATGCAGGCTGGTCACCAGAGTGACGCGGATATTTATATTTATGACGAGATTGGTTTCTGGGGTGTTACAGCGAAGCAGTTTATCAGTGATCTGAATGCACTGGGCGATATCACCCACATTAATCTCCATATTAATTCACCGGGTGGCGATGTCTTTGAAGGCATCGCCATTTTTAATGCACTGAAAACACATGGTGCGTCCATTACCGTTTATGTCGACGGTGTGGCGGCGTCAATGGCGTCGGTCATTGCGATGGTGGGAAACCCGGTCATTATGCCGGAAAACACCTTCATGATGATTCATAAACCATTTGGCTTTACGGGCGGTGATGCGGAGGACATGCGCACCTATGCCGACCTGCTCGATAAAGTTGAGGCGGTTCTGTTACCCGCTTATGCACAGAAAACCGGGAAAACCACCGATGAAATTGCTGCCATGCTGGCGGATGAGACCTGGATGTCCGGTGCCGAATGCCTGGCACATGGATTTGCTGATCAGGTAACGCCAGCCGTTAAGGCAATGGCATGTATTCAGTCAAAACGTACAGAGGAATTTAAAAAGATGCCGGAATCCATTCGAAACATGATTACTCCGCCACGCAACAGTGCTCCACGCGTACAGGATAATGAACCTGAAGCCTCCCGGACGCCAGTGCAGGCAGCAGCACCCGTGGTGGATGAAAACAGCATCCGTGCGCAGGTACTGGCAGAGCAAAAAGCGCGTGTAAACGGTATTAATGATCTGTTTGCCATGTTTGGCGGGCGTTATCAGACGCTGCAGGCTCAGTGTCTTGCCGATCCTGAATGTTCGCTGGAGCAGGCCCGTGAAAAGCTGTTGAACGAGATGGGGCGCGAGTCCACGCCATCCAATAAAAATACCCCGGCTCATATTTATGCCGGTAACGGTAATTTTGTGGGGGACGGGATCCGCCAGGCGCTGATGGCGCGTGCCGGATTTGAAAAAACCGAACGTGATAATGTCTACAACGGGATGACCCTGCGTGAATATGCCCGTATGTCACTGACTGAACGGGGTATTGGGGTTTCCAGTTATAACCCGATGCAGATGGTCGGTGCGGCGTTCACACACAGTACGTCTGACTTCGGTAATATTCTGCTGGATGTTGCGAACAAAGCCATTCTGCAGGGCTGGGAAGATGCCCCTGAAACCTATGAACAGTGGACGCGGAAAGGTCAGTTGTCTGATTTTAAAATTGCCCATCGTGTGGGTATGGGTGGCTTCAGTGCTCTGCGTCAGGTGCGTGAAGGGGCGGAATATAAATACGTCACCACCGGAGATAAACAGGCCACTATTGCACTGGCGACCTATGGCGAGCTGTTCAGTATCACCCGTCAGGCCATTATCAATGATGATCTGAATATGCTGACCGATGTCCCGATGAAACTGGGCCGTGCGGCGAAATCCACTATTGCCGATCTGGTTTATGCCATTCTGACGTCTAACCCGAAAATCTCCACAGATAATGTAAGTCTGTTCGATAAAGCGAAACATGCAAACGTACTGGAGAGCGCTGCAATGGACGTGGCATCGCTGGATAAAGCCCGCCAACCCGCCAGAATCTTTCATCTTCTGAGTTGCTTCGCGCCAGGGCAGCCCAGCTGGGGGTAAGCGGTGCTGCAGAAGTGTATATCCGCAAAATGGAGCGGGCAGGAAAAGCCACGCATTCGCTGGGTCTGAAAAGTGCAGCAGCCCGCCAGGAGATAGGCGTTCTGATAGGTGAACTGGCCCGCGGCAATTTAGGGGCGCTGAGGGGATCCGGGATAACGCTGGCTAACCGTGCCGGATGGATAGACACACTGATGTCACCGAAAGGCATGATGCTTGGCGGGGTTATTGGCGGTATTGCCGCGGCCGTCTATGGTCTGGGTAAAGCCTGGTATGACGGTCAGAAGGAGGGGGAAGAATTTAACCGCCAGCTGTCGCTGACGGGGCATTATGCCGGAGTCACTGCCGGGCAGCTGTGGGTGCTCAGTCGTGCTATTTCCGGGAATGGTATCACGCAACATGCTGCAGCCGGTGCGCTGGCTCAGGTGGTGGGGAGTGGTGCATTTCGTGGAGGTGATATCGCCATGGTGGCGAAAGCTGCCGCGCAAATGGAACGTTCAGTGGGGCAGTCTGTCAGCGACACCATAAGTCAGTTTAAGCGACTGAAGGATGATCCGGTAAATGCAGCCAGGACGCTGGATAATGAACTGCATTTCCTGACTGCCACCCAGCTTGAACAAGTCCGTGTTCTCGGGGAACAGGGGCGTGCCAGTGATGCTGCCCGGATCGCCATGTCAGCGCTGGCAGAGGAAACCGGTAAACGCACATCTGATATTGATAATAATCTCAATGCGCTGGGCAGTACGCTGCAAACCTTATCTGACTGGTGGAAGCAGTTCTGGGATGCCGCCATGAATATCGGGCGTAATGATTCCCTTGATGCGCAGATTGCGGCGCTGCAGGAAAAAATTCAGCGTGCGAAAAAATCGCCCTGGACAAATGCATCCACCACAGTGGAATACGACCAGCAGCGCCTTGATGAACTTCAGGAGAAAAAGCGCCAGAAAGATTTACAGGATGCAAAAGCGCAGGCTGAACGAAATTATCAGGAACAGCAGAAACGCCGGAATGCTGAAAATGCTGCGCTGAACCGGATGAATGAAACGGAGGCGGCGCGACATCAACGTGAAATTGCGCGCATCAATGCCATGCAGTATGCCGACCAGGCGGTCAGGGACGCAGCGATACAGCGTGAAAATGAACGTTACAAAAAAGCCATTAAGAAAAAAACATCTGAAAACCGCAATGATGAAGCCACCCGGTTGCTGTTGCAGTACAGTCAGCAGCAGGCGCAGGTGGAGGGGCAGATTGCCGCCGCCAGACAGTCCGCGGGACTGACCACGGAAAAAATGACAGAGGCGCATAAGCAGCTTCTGGCCCTGCAGCAGCGTATCAGTGATCTGGCGGGTAAAAAGCTGACAGCAGATGAAAAAAGCGTGCTGGCGCATAAGGATGAGTTGATTCAGGCACTGACGCTGCTGGATACAAAACAGCAGGAGCTGCAGAAGCAGACGGCGCTGAATGACCTGAAGAAAAAATCCATTCAGCTTGCCAGCCAGCTGGCGGAAGAGGAACGGGCTCTGCGTCAGCAACATGACCTGGATATCGCCACAACAGGGATGGGGGATAAACAGCGTCAGCGGTACCAGACACAGTTCAGTCTGCAACAGAAATATCAGCAGCAAATGGAGCAACTGGAGCGTGACAGTAAACAGAAAGGAACATACGGCTCAGATGAATACCGGGATGCTGAGCAGATGCTGACAGACAGTCTTAACCGGCAACTGAACGAAAACAGACATTACTGGCAGGAGCAGGAACTGATGCAGGCAGACTGGAAAAACGGTGCCATGCGGGCGTTTCAGAATTTTACAGAGAGTGCGGATAACGCGGCAGGTACCGCTGAGCAGATGTTTACAGCGGCATTTAACAGCGCAGGTAATGCACTGGCGACGTTCTGCACCACCGGAAAACTGAACTTCAAATCTTTTACCGCCTCGCTCCTTTCTGATCTGGCAAAAATCATGTCGCAGATGGCCATGATGCAGGCGGTGAAGGGGATTGGTTCGGCGTTTGGCTGGGGGAGTGCAGCAGCTGCCAGTGTGACGCCAAATGCGGATGGCGGTGTTTATCAGTCTGCTGATTTGAGTCGCTACAGTGGCACGGTGGTTAACCGTCCGACGTTTTTTGCTTTTGCAAAAGGCGCGGGTGTGATGGGAGAAGCGGGGTCTGAAGCCATTCTGCCATTGCGTCGTGGTGCTGATGGCAAGCTGGGTGTTGTGGCGGATATTGGTGGTTCAGGTATGGTGATGTTTGCCCCGCAGTACAACATCGAGATCAATAACGATGGTACGAACGGGCAGATAGGTCCGGCTGCCCTGAAGGTGGTTTATGACCTCGGGAAAAAAGCAGCAGCGGACTTTATGCAACAGCAGGCCCGTGATGGTGGTCGGTTAAGTGGAGCATATCGGTAATGGAGACGTTTCACTGGAAAGTGCGCCCGGATATGAATGTGGTATCAGAGCCGAAAGTGGTGACAGTGAAGCTGGGCGATGGTTATGAACAGCGTCGTGCGGCGGGACTGAATAACCAGTTGTCGACTTACAGCGTGACGATACGTGTTCGTAAATGTGAACACCCATCTTTGAAAGCCTTTCTGGAACGGCACGGTGGCGTCCGCGCATTTCAGTGGACGCCACCTTATGACTGGAAGCCGATCACGGTGGTTTGTCGTAAATGGTCGGCAAGCGTGGGGGCGCTGTGGGTAACCATAACGGCAGATTTTGAACAGGTCGTGGCATAGGAGGCCCTGATGCAGGATATTCCACAGGAAACACATCATGAGACGACACGCCTTACTCAGTCAGCCCAAGTGGTGCTCTGGGAAATCGATCTGACAGAGGTCGGTGGTGAACGTTATTTTTTCTGTAATGAGCAGAACGAAAAAGGTGAGCCGGTCACCTGGCAGGGGCGGCAGTATCAGGCATACCCCATTCAGGGGACGGGATTTGAACTGAACGGTAAGGGCAGTGCTGCCCGTCCGACACTGACGGTCTCTAACCTGCACGGCATGGTCACCGGGATGGCGGAAGACCTGCAGAGTCTGGTCGGCGGAACGGTGGTCAGGCGTAAGGTTTACGCCCGCTTTCTGGATGCGGTGAACTTCGTCAACGGAAACAGCGACGCCGATCCGGAGCAGGAGGTGATCAGCCGCTGGCGCATCGAGCAGTGTAGCGAACTGAGTGCGGTCAGTGCCTCCTTTGTGCTCTCCACACCGACGGAAACGGATGGTGCTGTTTTTCCGGGGCGCATCATGCTGGCCAACACCTGCACCTGGACCTATCGCGGCGATGAGTGCGGTTATCACGGTCCGGCTGTCGCTGATGAATATGACCAGCCGACGTCCGATATCACGAAGGATAAATGCAGCAAATGCCTGAGTGGTTGTAAGTTTCGCAATAACGTCGGCAACTTTGGCGGCTTCCTTTCCATTAACAAACTTTCGCAGTAATCCCATGACACAGACAGAATCAGCGATTCTGGCGCACGCCCGGCGATGTGCGCCAGCGGAATCGTGCGGCTTCGTGGTGAGAACGCCGGAGGGGGAAAGATATTTTCCCTGCGTGAATATCTCCGGTGAGCCGGAGGCGTATTTCCGGATGTCGCCGGAGGACTGGCTGCGGGCAGAGATGCAGGGTGAGATTGTGGCGCTGGTCCACAGCCACCCCGGTGGTCTGCCCTGGCTGAGTGAGGCTGACAGGCGGCTGCAGGTGCAGAGCGATTTGCCCTGGTGGCTGGTCTGTCGGGGTGAGATTCATAAATTCCGCAGTGTGCCGCATCTTACCGGGCGGCGCTTTGAGCACGGGGTGACGGACTGTTACACGCTGTTCCGGGATGCTTATCATCTGGCGGGGATTGAGATGCCGGATTTTCATCGCGGGGATGACTGGTGGCGTCACGGTCAGAATCTCTATCTGGATAATCTGGAGGCCACAGGGCTGTATCAGGTGCCGTTGTCAGCGGCGCAGCCGGGCGATGTGCTGCTGTGCTGTTTTGGTTCATCGGTGCCGAATCATGCCGCCATTTACTGTGGTGACGGCGAGCTGCTGCACCATATTCCTGAACAACTGAGCAAACGAGAGAGGTATACCGACAAATGGCAGCGACGCACACACTCCCTCTGGCGTCACCAGGCATGGCACGTATCTGCCTTTACGGGGATTTACAACGATTTGGCCGCCGCATCGATCTGCGTGTGAAAACGGGGGCCGAAGCCATCCGGGCGCTGGCCATGCAGATCCCGGCGTTTCGTCAGAAGCTGAGCGACGGCTGGTATCAGGTACGCATTGCCGGGCGTGATACAGGTGAAACGGAATTATCAGCCCGTCTTAATGAACCGCTGGCAAATGGTGCTGTGATCCATATCGTGCCGCGTCTGGCAGGAGCCAAAAGTGGCGGTGTGTTTCAGGCTGTGCTGGGGGCGGCTGTTATGGCGGTTGCTATATGGATGCCGGGGGTAGGAATTATGGCGAGTAATCTGCTGTTTTCTCTCGGTGCCAGTATGACGCTTGGCGGTGTTGCACAGATGCTGGCCCCTAAACCCAAAACCCCCCGCACACAGACAACGGATAACGGCAAACAGAACACCTATTTTTCTTCACTGGATAACATGGTTGCCCAGGGCAATGTTCTGCCTGTTCTGTACGGTGAAATGCGCGTGGGGTCACGCGTGGTTTCTCAGGAGATCAGCACGGCAGACGAAGGGGATGGTGGTCAGGTTGTGGTGATTGGTCGCTGATGCAAAATGTTTTATGTGAAACCGCCTCCGGGCGGTTTTGTCGTTTATGGAGCATGACGAATGGGTAAAGGCAGCAGTAAGGGGCATACCCCGCGCGAAGCGAAAGATAACCTGAAATCCACGCAGCTGTTGAGTGTGATTGATGCCATCAGCGAAGGGCCGATTGAAGGTCCGGTGGATGGATTAAAAAGCGTGCTGCTGAACAGTACGCCGGTGCTGGACAGTGAGGGGAATACCAATATATCCGGCGTCACGGTGGTGTTCCGGGCCGGTGAGCAGGAGCAGACTCCGCCGGAGGGATTTGAATCCTCCGGCTCCGAGACGGTACTGGGTACGGAAGTGAAGTACGACACGCCGATCACCCGCACCATTACGTCGGCAAACATTGACCGTCTGCGTTTTACTTTCGGCGTGCAGGCACTGGTGGAAACCACCTCAAAGGGGGACCGGAATCCGTCGGAAGTCCGCCTGCTGGTTCAGATACAACGTAACGGTGGCTGGGTGACGGAAAAAGACATCACCATTAAGGGAAAAACCACCTCACAGTATCTGGCCTCGGTGGTGGTGGATAACCTGCCGCCGCGCCCGTTCAGTATCCGGATGCGCAGGATGACGCCGGACAGCACCACAGACCAGCTGCAGAACAAAACGCTCTGGTCGTCATACACCGAAATCATCGATGTGAAACAGTGCTACCCGAACACGGCACTGGTCGGCGTGCAGGTGGACTCGGAGCAGTTCGGCAGCCAGCAGGTGAGCCGTAATTATCATCTGCGCGGGCGTATTCTGCAGGTGCCGTCGAATTATAACCCGCAGACGCGGCAATACAGCGGTATCTGGGACGGAACGTTTAAACCGGCATACAGCAACAACATGGCCTGGTGTCTGTGGGATATGCTGACCCATCCGCGCTACGGCATGGGGAAGCGTCTCGGTGCGGCGGATGTGGACAAATGGGCGCTGTATGTCATCGGCCAGAATTGCGACCAGTCGGTGCCGGATGGCTTTGGTGGCACGGAGCCGCGCATCACCTGTAATGCCTGGCTGACCACACAGCGCAAGGCGTGGGATGTTCTCAGTGATTTCTGCTCGGCGATGCGCTGTATGCCGGTATGGAACGGGCAGACGCTGACGTTCGTGCAGGACCGACCGTCGGATAAGGTGTGGACCTATAACCGCAGTAATGTGGTGATGCCGGATGATGGTGCGCCGTTCCGCTACAGCTTCAGCGCCCTGAAGGACCGCCATAATGCCGTTGAGGTGAACTGGATTGACCCGAATAACGGCTGGGAGACGGCGACAGAGCTTGTGGAGGACACGCAGGCCATTGCCCGTTACGGTCGTAACGTCACGAAGATGGATGCTTTTGGCTGTACCAGCCGGGGGCAGGCGCACCGCGCCGGGCTGTGGCTGATTAAAACGGAACTACTGGAAACGCAGACCGTGGACTTCAGCGTGGGTGCGGAAGGGCTTCTCCATGTGCCGGGCGATGTCATTGAAATCTGCGATGATGACTATGCGGGGATCAGCACCGGCGGGCGCGTGCTGGCGGTGAACAGCCAGACCCGGACGCTGACGCTCGACCGTGAAATCACGCTGCCATCCTCCGGTACCACGCTGATAAGCCTGGTTGACGGAAGTGGCAATCCGGTCAGCGTGGAGGTCCAGTCCGTCACCGACGGAGTGAAGGTAAAAGTGAGCCGTGTTCCTGACGGCGTTGCCGGATACAGCGTATGGGGGCTGAAGCTGCCGACGCTGCGCCAGCGCCTGTTCCGCTGCGTGAGTATCCGTGAGAACGACGACGGCACGTATGCCATCACCGCCGTGCAGCATGTACCGGAAAAAGAAGCCATCGTGGATAACGGGGCGCACTTTGACGGCGACCAGAGCGGCACGGTGAATGGTGTCACGCCGCCAGCAGTGCAGCACCTGACTGCCGAAGTCACCGCAGACAGCGGGGAGTATCAGGTACTGGCCCGCTGGGACACGCCGAAGGTGGTGAAGGGCGTGAGTTTCCTGCTCCGTCTGACCGTGACAGCGGATGACGGCAGTGAGCGGCTGGTCAGCACAGCCAGGACGACGGAAACCACATACCGCTTCACGCAACTGGCGCTGGGAAATTACAGGCTGACAGTCCGGGCGGTAAATGCGTGGGGACAGCAGGGCGATCCGGCATCGGTATCGTTCCGGATTGCCGCACCGGCAGCACCGTCGCGGATTAAGCTGACGCCGGGCTATTTTCAGATAACCGCCACGCCGCATCTTGCGGTTTATGATCCGACGGTACAGTTTGAGTTCTGGTTCTCGGAAAAGCGGATTGCGGATATCAGGCAGGTTGAAACCACAGCACGCTATCTTGGCACGGCGCTGTACTGGATAGCCGCCAGTATCAATATCAGGCCGGGCCATAATTATTATTTTTACGTTCGCAGTGTGAACACCGTTGGCAAATCGGCATTCGTGGAGGCTGTTGGTCAGCCGAGTGATGACGCATCCGGCTATCTGGATTTTTTCAAAGGCGAGATAGGGAAAACCCATCTGGCTCAGGAGCTGTGGACGCAGATTGATAACGGTCAGCTTGCGCCTGACCTGGCTGAAATCAGGACATCCATTACGGATGTCAGCAATGAAATCACACAGACCGTCAATAAGAAACTGGAAGACCAGAGTGCAGCGATCCAGCAGATACAGAAGGTTCAGGTTGATACAAATAATAACCTGAACAGCATGTGGGCTGTGAAGCTGCAGCAGATGCAGGACGGACGCCTTTATATCGCGGGTATCGGTGCCGGTATTGAGAATACGCCAGCAGGCATGCAGAGTCAGGTGCTGCTGGCGGCAGACAGGATTGCGATGATTAATCCTGCGAATGGCAACACAAAGCCGATGTTTGTTGGTCAGGGCGATCAGATATTCATGAACGAAGTGTTCCTGAAATATCTGACGGCTCCCACCATTACCAGCGGCGGTAATCCTCCGGCATTTTCCCTGACACCGGACGGAAAGCTGACCGCTAAAAATGCGGATATCAGTGGCAGTGTGAATGCGAACTCCGGGACGCTCAACAACGTCACGATTAACGAGAACTGCCGGGTTCTGGGAAAACTGTCCGCGAACCAGATTGAAGGCGATCTCGTTAAAACAGTGGGCAAAGCTTTCCCCCGGGACTCCCGTGCACCGGAGCGGTGGCCATCAGGGACCATTACCGTCAGGGTTTATGACGATCAGCCGTTTGACCGGCAAATTGTTATTCCGGCGGTGGCATTCAGTGGCGCTAAGCATGAGAGAGAGCATACTGATATTTACTCCTCATGCCGTCTGATAGTGCGGAAAAACGGTGCTGAAATTTATAACCGTACCGCGCTGGATAATACGCTGATTTACAGTGGCGTTATTGATATGCCTGCCGGTCACGGTCACATGACACTGGAGTTTTCGGTGTCAGCATGGCTGGTAAATAACTGGTATCCCACAGCAAGTATCAGCGATTTGCTGGTTGTGGTGATGAAGAAAGCCACTACAGGCATCACGATTAGCTGAATTTTATAACCCAGATACGGGCACCAGAAATGGTGCCTTTTTTATTGCAGAAAAGCGAGAGGTAATTATGCGTAAATTATGTGCTGTTATTCTGTCCGCAGTAGTCTGGCTGGTTGCCGCTGGTACGCCAGCGAGCGCAGCAGAGCATCAGTCCACACTAAGCGCCGGGTATCTTCAGACCCATACTGATATGCCAGGCAGTGATGACCTGAAGGGCATTAACGTGAAATACCGTTATGAATTTACGGACACGCTGGGGCTGGTGACGTCATTCAGTTATGCCAATGCCAAAGATGAGCAAAAAACGCATTACAGCGATACCCGCTGGCATGAAGATTCCGTGCGTAACCGCTGGTTCAGCGTGATGGCGGGGCCGTCTGTGCGCGTGAATGAATGGTTCAGCGCGTATGCGATGGCGGGTGTGGCTTACAGCCGTGTGTCGACTTTCTCCGGGGATTATCTTCGCGTAACTGACAACAAGGGGAAAACGCACGATGTGCTGACCGGAAGTGATGACGGTCGCCACAGCAACACGTCTCTGGCGTGGGGGGCTGGCGTGCAGTTTAACCCGACCGAATCCGTGGCCATTGACCTTGCTTATGAAGGCTCCGGCAGTGGTGACTGGCGCACTGACGGGTTCATCGTGGGTGTCGGTTATAAATTCTGATTAGCCAGGTAACACAGTGTTATGACAGCCCGCCGGTTCAGGCGGGCTTTTTTGTGGGGTGAATATGGCAGTAAAGATTTCAGGTGTACTGAAAGACGGCACAGGAAAACCAGTACAGAACTGCACAATCCAGCTGAAAGCAAAACGTAACAGCACCACGGTGGTGGTGAACACGCTGGCCTCAGAAAATCCGGATGAAGCCGGGCGTTACAGCATGGACGTTGAGTACGGTCAGTACAGCGTTATTCTGTTGGTGGACGGATTCCCGCCGTCACATGCCGGGACCATCACCGTGTATGAAGATTCCCGACCCGGTACGCTGAATGATTTTCTCGGTGCCATGACGGAGGATGATGCCCGTCCGGAGGCACTGCGCCGTTTTGAACTGATGGTGGAAGAGGTGGCGCGTAACGCGTCCGCAGTGGCACAGAACACGGCAGCCGCGAAGAAGTCAGCCAGTGATGCCAGCACATCAGCCCGTGAGGCGGCAACCCATGCGACTGATGCTGCAGGCTCAGCACGCGCAGCCAGCACGTCAGCCGGACAGGCCGCGTCGTCGGCTCAGTCAGCGTCTTCCAGCGCAGGAACGGCATCGACAAAGGCCAGTGAAGCAGCGAAAAGTGCTGCTGCTGCAGAGTCATCAAAAAGCGCGGCAGCTACCAGCGCCAGTGCCGCGAAAACGTCAGAAACGAATGCCGCAGCATCACAAAAATCGGCAGCCACTTCTGCATCCACAGCGACCACGAAGGCGTCAGAAGCTGCCACCTCGGCACGGGGGGCGGCGGCCTCAAAAGAGGCAGCGAAATCATCAGAAACGAATGCATCATCAAGTGCCAGTAGTGCAGCTTCCTCGGCAACGGCGGCAGGAAATTCCGCGAAGGCGGCAAAGACGTCTGAGACAAACGCTAAGTCTTCTGAAACGGCAGCAGCACAGAGTGCCTCAGCTGCGGCAGGTTCAAAAACAGCGGCTGCATCGTCGGCCAGTGCCGCGTCAACAAGTGCCGGGCAGGCCTCAGCCAGTGCCACCGCCGCCGGAAAATCGGCAGAAAGCGCCGCATCATCCGCTTCAACAGCCACAACGAAGGCTGGCGAAGCCACTAAGCAAGCCACTGCAGCAGCGAGGTCTGCTTCTGCAGCAAAAACCTCTGAAACAAATGCAAAGACTTCAGCAGACAATGCTGCTTCCTCTAAGGCGGCAGCCGCATCGTCCGCTGGTTCAGCGGCGTCATCGGCATCATCTGCGTCTGCTTCAAAAGATGAGGCGACCAGACAAGCGTCAGCAGCGAAAGGTAGTGCCACGACAGCAACAACGAAAGCATCAGAGGCGGCAGGCAGTGCGACGGCTGCATCTCAGAGCAAAGTTGCTGCTGAATCCGCGGCAACGCGTGCCGAAACAGCAGCAAAACGGGCAGAGGATATTGCTGATGCCGTATCTCTGGAAGATGCGAGCACGACGAAAAAAGGTGTGGTTCAGCTCAGCAGTGCGACCAACAGCACTTCCGAGTCACTGGCGGCAACACCAAAGGCAGTAAAGGCAGCATATGACCTTGCTAACGCAAAATATACCGCTCAGGATGCAACGACGGCACGAAAAGGGATAGTTCAGCTCAGTAGCGCCACTAACAGCCCGTCTGAAACGCTGGCTGCGACACCAAAAGCGGTTAAGGCGGTAATGGATGAAACGAACAAGAAAGCGCCTTTAAACAGTCCTGCGCTGACCGGAACGCCAACAACGCCAACTGCGCCAAAAGGGACTAATAATACTCAGATCGCAAGCACGGCTTATGTGATGGCCGCGATTGCCGCACTTGTAGACTCGTCGCCTGACGCACTGAATACGCTGAACGAGCTGGCGGCGGCGCTGGGAAACGACCCGAATTTTGCGACCACCATGACTAACGCGCTTGCGGGTAAGCAACCGAAAGATGCCACCCTGACGGCGCTGGCCGGGCTTGCTACTGCGGCAGACAGGTTTCCGTATTTTACGGGGAATGATGTCGCCAGCCTGGCAACCCTGACAAAAGTCGGGCGGGATATTCTTGCGAAATCGACCGTTGCCGCTGTTATCGAATACCTCGGTTTACAGGAAACGGTAAGTCAGGCTTCTGGCGCATTACAGAAAAACCAGAACGGCGCAGATATTCCAGGAAAAGATACCTTCACCAAAAATATTGGTGCCTGCCGCGCATATAGCTCATGGCTGAATATTGGTGGCGATAGTCAGGTCTGGACAACCGCGCAATTTATTTCGTGGCTGGAGAGTCAGGGGGCATTTAACCATCCTTACTGGATGTGCAAAGGCTCATGGGCTTATGCAAATAATAAGGTCATTACAGATACAGGTTGCGGAAATATTTGTCTTGCAGGTGCTGTGGTGGAAGTTATTGGCACTCGCGGCGCAATGACCATACGCGTTACTACGCCGAGCACGTCCAGCGGTGGCGGAATTACTAACGCTCAATTCACTTATATTAATCATGGTGATGCTTACGCTCCTGGCTGGCGACGAGACTACAACACGAAAAACCAGCAGCCTGCATTTGCTTTAGGGCAAACAGGACGCAGGGTCGCAAATGATAAAGCTGTTGGCTGGAACTGGAATAGCGGTGTTTATGATGCAGATATCAGTGGTGCATCGACATTAATCCTCCACTTCAATATGAATGCGGGGAGTTGCCCTGCTGTACAGTTCCGCGTGAATTACAGGAACGGCGGTATTTTTTATCGTTCAGCGCGTGATGGTTATGGCTTTGAAGCTAACTGGTCAGAGTTTTACACCACAACACGCAAACCCTCTGCGGGGGATGTTGGTGCATATACGCAGGCAGAATGTAACTCAAGGTTTATTACAGGTATTCGCCTTGGCGGTCTGTCATCTGTTCAGACATGGAAAGGCCCCGGCTGGTCTGACAGGTCAGGTTATGTCGTTACGGGTTCAGTTAACGGAAACCGTGATGAATTAATTGATACAACTCAGGCAAGGCCAATTCAGTATTGCATTAATGGGACGTGGTATAACGCGGGGAGTATTTAACGATGATGCACTTAAAAAACATTACTGCTGGCAACCCTAAAACAAAAGAGCAATACCAGCTAACAAAGCAATTTAACATCAAATGGCTTTATTCAGATGATGGAAAAAACTGGTATGAGGAACAAAAGAATTTCCAGCCAGACACTTTGAAAATGGTCTATGACCATAACGGCGTTATTATTTGTATTGAAAAGGATGTTTCAGCAATTAATCCAGAGGGTGCAAGCGTCGTTGAATTACCTGATATTACAGCAAATCGCCGGGCTGATATTTCGGGGAAATGGATGTTCAAAGATGGCGTAGTGATAAAGCGAACTTATACCGAGGAAGAGCAGAGGCAACAAGCGGAAAATGAAAAGCAAAGCCTGTTGCAACTTGTCAGGGATAAAACCCAGCTATGGGACTCACAGCTACGGCTGGGCATCATTTCCGACGAGAATAAACAAAAATTAACCGAGTGGATGCTCTATGCGCAGAAAGTCGAATCTACAGACACCTCCAGCCTGCCAGTAACATTTCCAGAACAACCAGCATGAAACAAGGCCCGATAGCGGGCCTTAATTTTTATTCAGGCTTTTGTGGCCATTCAGGATTTGCCGTATCCACACGGCTGACCAGAACACTGTAGCGTCCCCATGCTTCCAGTCGTGTGCGTTCCTCGTCTGTTGCCATATTCAGCCTGACAGCGCGTTCCAGCGGCCGAATAACGCTTTCTGCTTCGGAAAGTAACGCGGCCTTTTGTGATTCGGCCTGTTGTTGCTGTTCGTCAGCCGTATAAATCCGTTTAACGACTGCGTCGTCCTTAAACAT